CGTTGTGGCGTTCGGCATATTCCTTGTCGGTTTTAAAACGCACCCCATCGGGCTGTCGTTCCGCCCGAAAGCTGTTGCGCAGCTTGTTGCCGCCTGTTGCCTGTCCTGTTAAGATCGCCCGACCTTTGTCCGCACGTCCTGCAGCGGTCAGCTGTCCTTTTTTGCCGCGCCTATTGGTCTTATATTTTTGCCCTTTTGCCTTGCGTTTGCGCCACTTGCGCAGGCTGCCATCCGTGAACCCCTCATCGTCAAAAGCCTGCTCAATGTGATTGATGCCTTCCACTTCGATAATGTCCAGCGCATCGTTGGCTAAAAATTCTCCAAGTTCTTTTGCCTGTCGTTTCAAATCTTCGGTCAGTTTATCCATGGCTAATAATTGCTAGGGTATCGCGTGTTGCCGCCAAATTTGATAAAGCCATCACCGTCGGTGCTGTCGGTATTTCTTGTCGGCAGATCTGCTGCAATGATGCCTTTGGCGACGTTCTTTAGCCACGCCATTGCATCCTCATAGCTGGTAATGGTGTCATCATCCAGCAGATTGCTTTTGCGTTTATACAACTCATAGATCACTATTTTTTTAAGGTATTTTAGCACCGTTTTATTACGATCGGCAGCAGTCGCTGCAAAAATGGCGGCAGCATCATAATTGACTGCCAAATAGCCTTTCATTTCGTCAATGCTTTCGTCAATGACGCTCGTAATTATGGCATCGTCGCCATTGGTCACTTTGGCAATCACTTCGGGAACGCCAGCGGTTTTTAATTCGGATTTAGTTAGGAATGACATAAAATGGGTGTGTTAATTTAGTATAAGTTTCGGTTGTAAATGAGAGTTTAAAAGCGGGGCGTTTAAATTGCTCAGTCAGATCTTCATCGCCTGTTTGTTGCATGGGCGTAAAACACTCGCCTTGCAGCCACTGTATCGCCGCCACCACTTCGTCCGTGATGTCCAGTATTTCTAAGCTGTCGTTTTTGTCGGCAGCATCCATAAAGGTGTCGCCACCCTTATTGAAAAACAGCCAAACATCGATCTGCACACGCCCTTCTTGGGCGTTCATCGTCATGTCTTCATATTGGATTCGAGAGATGCTAATAAACGCACAAGGAAAGCCTGTCGGATAGTGTTCATTTTTGTTGTCGAGCTGCGCCTTGTACAGATCAATCCAGTCAAAGCGTTTCAGTTGGTCGAGTTGGTTACTAACTGCGAGATATAAGTCTTTGCGTAATGACATATTTTTTGGTTTTAAAAGCCGCCACGGCTTCGTTTGACAATAGTAGGTCGTGCCCACTCGTTCGTGGAATGATCCACAGCAAAAAGTTGTATTTTTCGGACGCCACTTTCCAAAGCGTCTGGAAAGTCATCGGGCAGCCGTGTGCCCTTTTCAAATGACAAGATCTGCTGCAGGGCTGCATCCATGTCGGGAGTGCCTTCCAGCGAGTTACAAAAGGTCAGCGTGCCGTTAAAAAGTACATTGGTCAGCGTCGCATCGATCCGTAGGTGTTTGTCCACCCGCTGCGACAGGTCGGGCATCGGCATTTCATAAAATTTGTGTTTTGCAGCTGCTTGGATAAAAATAGGCTCATACACCGCCTTTTGCGCCGCCGTCGCATCATAGTAACACAATGCTTTTAGCCCTGCTTTGGCATAGCGTTTCATGGTCATAAAGTGCCAGTCCATCGCTTCGCTAATATCGCAGCGACGGCAAAATACGTCCAGTACTTTAAACACTCCATTGGCAGCCCCAATGATGGCACACGCCTTATAATCACCAGCCGTGGTATAGCTTAAATCCCAAAAGCTGACCAGCGTGTCCCACTCCGTATTCTTAGGCGTTTCCGTGAAGCGGATCCACTCACTCTTAAACCGTTTGCCCTTTTCAATGGGGTTGTTGTAATCTTCGCGCTGACTGGTATAATAGTCGGTGCGAGTATTAATATTGATCACATCTGCTATGCTATAGCGTTGATGCCAAGTCGGGTTGCCGTGGTCGTCTGACAAATTAACTTGCGACACTTCAAAATTTGGATTGTCCCGCATTTCATGTTTAATATAATCAAGCAGCCCACCTTTAACGATGTAGTTGTTTGGGACGATCAATCGCCCACGGCTTTTCCCAAAGGCTTTGACGAGATCGCCAGTCACCTTTTCGCCCCGCTCGCGGATCCGTTCTTTGTTCTTAGCAATCTTGCGATCCTCAACGTCATCAAGCGATGCCGCATCGACTCTGTTTGCACCATTCCGCAGCCCACGAAAGGGTTGATCAATACCAAGCCCTTTAAAATACGTCCCGTCTTTACATTCAAAGTTACCGTCCGCCCAGCTGCCATAAGTCACTTGGCTGCCAAAATCTTTGATATACCGTTCATTGCTTTGCAGGTGTCCTTGCAAATCCGATAGCAGCCGTTTGGCGTGGTCTTCGTTTTGCCCGATCAGCAAACCAAAACGCAGCTCGTCATTTTCTTTGAGGTGCGTAAAGTTGCCAACGTTCGTGTGGATCGACTTCGCCGCGCCGCGGAACCATTTGCGCATTTGCACAATCCACTGGTTGTGATACACAGCTTCATAACTGCTTTGATGAAAATCGGCACAAGGCGCATCGGCAAGTGGGATGGGCGTGTCTTTGCCAAAGTAATAGTCAAAAAAAGCGACATAATTTTGCGGCTTTAGCAGCCGCTTGACCCGCGCCTCTTGTTCTTCGCTTGTTTCTTTAAACAAGCCGTCCATGGTGGCTTCCTTAATAAATTTACACCTACGGTTAAATTCCTCAATGGCTGCTTTTAATTCCGTTTTAGTCATCGATCGCGTCTTTATAGAGTTGATTAGCGACTTCCTGCATCACCGTTGACACATACTTAACCACGCCCAGTCGGTACGTCTTTTCTTTAATCGTTTTGGCGTCTTTTGATTTGGCAATGAGTGCGTCGGTGAGGATGTTGTAATTTTCAATCGCGTATGCAGCATTTTTTCTGCCGTCGTTCAGATCTTGAAATGCTGCCACCAACTTGCGGATGGCGTCGGCAGATAGTTTCGGCTTTTTACCGAGTTTGATGTCGTGAAAGGTATTTAAAATTTCAGCTTTCATTTCACCAATGGACACGCTGTGCATTTTACGAGCCGCATCCCAGTCGTCTGTTTTTGACCAGTTTTTTACGGTTTCAATATGCAGATCTGTGATGTCGGCAATTTCGTTGTGCGACAACCCATTGATGTACATGCGCTTGCCTTGTAGTTGTTTCTTTTCAGCGACTGCCTTTGGCAGCCGTCCTTTTCGTTTTGTGGGTTGTTTTGCCATGGTGTGTGTTTAGGTGTATGGAGCGTCAACAGTAATAGTGCTGTCGTCATTAAATTCTAAGCGTTGTACGCTCATGCCGTCATATTCAAAATTTCGACGGATCTGTGTAAGGATCTGCCGCGGGTTATCATCTTGCAAGGCGTTTGCAATGCCGACGCCAATTTCGGGATGCTCTTTATATTCGCCTTTTTGAGCCAAAATAATATGCCGTTGGTGCTGCACAGTCGCATCGCCAATAACAAAGTCGCCACTGGCAATTTGCAAATCGTCTAATTCATTAAGTAGTAAGTCATTCATACTGCAAATTTGCCGACTTAAAGCCCGCGCAACAACGCCCATTTCAGCACTTGCGGCACAAATACGTTGTGTTGCACAAACATCCGCAATCATTGATATACAGGTTGTGTAATGGCTTTTTGCGCTGCAATTTTGTGACCTCAAACAAGCCTATGAAACAATTCATCACCAGCGACGAAAATGTCTTAAACAAATACGGTTTCCGTGTTCTAACGGCAGGTATAGATACCAGTCAATTTGACCGCAACCCGTTGATGTACTACATGCACAACCGTGCGCAATGGAACCCCAAAGGGAATGAGGTGATCGGCAAGTGGGAAAACGTGCAAAAAAAGAAAGGTCAGTTAATGGCACAACCAATAATTGACACCGAAGAAAAATTTGCAAAAACCATCGCAGGAAAAGTCGAGCGTGGCTTCATCCGAATGGCATCCATAGGCATTCAAGTTGTGGAAACCAGCAGCGATCCAAAGTATCTATTGG